ATTCATAGCTTCTTCTGCTGTTCCTTCCCATTCTCTCAAGTCAGAAACGGTCCAAGCGGCTCCCCAACGAATAGATACACCTAATTCAATTGCGGCAGCTTTCATAGCATCTGCGATTTCATCATAGACATTTAATTCCCAACATCCTCTTCCTCCGATATATGCCATTAAATCTACGGCATCTCCAGTTAGATGTTTTGATTTCATTGTTTTAGATGCTCCTTTTTCAACAAGGGCTTTTTGCTCTTCTTCTGTTCTCAATCCTTGAACCACTCCAAAATCAATCGTTGTCAATTCAATTGCTTTTTTAACAACATCAACAAGTTCTGGTTTTACACCATCTAGTCTGTCTAAAGACCGTTGAGAAAGTTTATACATATAATTTCCTATCTAAAATTGTTACAGTATGGTCTAACGTTATCATTCAAACCTTCATAATTAGTTTCACATAATCGTTTTAAATTATCATAGTGAAAACTTGAGTACTCTGCAGATGTATTTAAACTTGTATAATAACCAAGTAACCAAATAACATATAATGCTACACAAAATAAAAATGTTTTTCTATAAGTCGATGAATCTTTCATGATTATTTTTAGAATGAGTATATAGAAAAACATATCCAGGAAGAGTATTGTTCTTCCAAGATATGTCACCAACTTTGATCATACCATTTCTTTCATAAAAGTCAATAGCTTTTTTATTATCTGCACGTACTGAAAGAAATAATCGTTCTTCTAAATTATTTACGAAATCTTTAAATACTCTTGTTGCTCTGCCATCTCTGAACTTGGTGACTATTTGGTGCAGAATATAATCACCAGCACTCGCATGAATATTACCCAAACGTGTTTTCTTTTTATATTGATTATAGACTATCACTACATCGTCATGAAATATAACATTATCTTTAGCTAAGTTTCTTTCTAAGTAATCTTTTCTTATATGTGGAAAGATATTACGATATAATTGAAATATTTTGCTTATTTCTTTACAGTCATTCAATGTTCCTTTTTTTAAGTGTGTCATAACCTTTAGCATGAATTTGTTTAAACGTTTCTCTATCTATAAAAATATATTCATATCTTGTCATACCGAATTCCTTTAAAGCGTTGAGTGCATCATCGACATCAAAATCCTTACATGAATATAAATCAAATTGGACATAAGGTGGTAATGCTTCATCCCAAATATGCAATGAACATGAACTTGTTGTGAGTGCAGCAATTGCAGTGACTCCCTTATTATTCTCTTGATCACAATAAGCAACTTGTGGTTCAATTAGAATAACCATACCAACATCGTGTATCAGCCTCCGCATCCAATCTTCAATAAATTTTAAATCTTGCAATAGCGGAGTTCCTGCAACTTCTGCTTTGACAATTAAATGTTTATGCTCAAGTTCCATTATACACCTGTCGAACCAAAGCCACCGGTTCTGTCTCTTTCAACTGGAGGTATATGAACTTCTTTTATAATTGTTTTTACATTCTCTACAAGTTCACCTTGGCAAATTCTCATGCCGTGTGTGATATCAAAAGGAACTTTTGATGTATTTTCTAAAAGAATGAAAGTTTCATTTACATAATCAGAATCAATTACGGCTTCTTGATTTACTAAAACTATTCCATTTTTTAAAGCAAGTCCAGACCTTGCATGTAGACGTACACTGTAACCTTCCGGAATATCAAAAATAATTCCAGTTGGAATCATTGCACGAAATCCGCAATAGAGCCTCACTGTATCATTATAAACGGGTATTGCCGTAACATTTTCTTGATTATCTGTATATGCTTTTACTTTTTCAGTATCTACGGTTGATGCACACATATCGAAACACGCAGAACCATTTGTTGCAAAAATTGGCAACACAGCATGTTGATTTATTCTATAAACGCCTAAGTTCACAGTTTCTCCTTTCACAACTTTCCAGTTTTCCATAATTATCCTTTGTTTATTTTTAAAGGACTGTTTTTATTATATAAACAGTGATTATACAGAATCTGAGTTTTTTGTTCAGTTGTCAGATTTGTATTTTTAAGAACATCAACAAATTCATTTATAAATTTTTGACGATTAAAAGAATCTACTTTGATAGAATCTTTTTTTCTTTTTTTGAAAGGTGTTGTTTTTTCCATAATGTTTCACTTGCAAATAATGTTTGATGAAATTAGTTTTTAGATCCTACTTGATATTTAGCAACAAGTTCCCACTGAGATTTTTCTTTATGAGGAATAATTTTAATTTGAGAAATAGGTACTAGAGGTTCTTCTACTTGATTCAAATCTTTAATTTCCACAAGACTCCAATCATGTAATAATTTGGCAATTGTATTTCTTCTGGCTAAATCAGATTCTGTGAAATTACTTTCTTTACCATCTAATTTGAACAATTCTTTAAAAGATAGAATTACATATCTACCACGTTTATGCAAGATATGACATGACTGATAAAGTTTTTTTTCTTTTTTAGAAGCGATGCCAATTCTAGTTAAAGTTTCTCTTACTTTTAAAAAATCATCCTGACTTTTTAAATCTACTTCCACGCCAACTCCACGAAATATATCTTCGTTCATATCATCATCAGTTAACATAAAATCTCCTTAATAATTTATTTTTATATACAAATGTTATTACATCTTATATATTTATATTTTTTTATTTTTCTACCACACCATAAGTGAGTGATTTTTCTATTTCTTTTATTTGACTTTCATTTAATAGAGATAGAAACTCGGTAGCTTTTTTTAAGGAAACATTATAAAACTTAGATATCATTTCTATTTTATCTTCATCTTTTTTCATCCATTCAGCAAATCTTTTACGTTTGCTAATACCATAATAATAAAAATCATACTCCATTTTATTATTCAGTGCTGGATATAAATTCATTTCCTTAACAAAAAATATACAATCTTGATAACTCGCAATTGCTTTTGTAACTATATATGATGAATAATTTTCTAAATTATCTCCGAGATAAGGCTCTTTTATATTAATTGATTTAACATAATCAAAAAGATTTATTTGTTTGGGTTTTTCTAATTCATATTCAACATCCTCTTTGTTCTCTAATCCAAATACATTTGTCATATTTCCTCATTTAAATTCAATGGGTAATGACATAAGTTCAACAATACATGCAAGAGTATGAATTTCTTTATCAACTGCAAAAGTAGATTCAAATCCATACTTAGACAAAATTAAAATAATGTCTGGTATAGATTCTGATTTTGCTTTTTTCATAAGTTCTTCATACAAAGCACGATATAACTCCTGTTCTGTGCCATGCCAACTTTCTAAAATGAATTTTCTAACTGCTTGAAATTTTTTATTTTCAATAGATTCTAAAAGCGCACTGATACTATCATTTTGAACATTAGATAATATTTTTTCTGACAATGTACCACTTGCACTATATCTTTGCAATTCATTAATACATCTACGAAAGTCTGGAAAGAAATGAACAATTGCATGTTGAATAAGTTTTTTATCATATTCTATATTTTCATTTTCTAGAATTTGACAAATTCTTTGATAAAATTCACCTGCAAGTTTTGGTTTTTCTTCTTTTGGAAATTTGAATTCAATTACTGCACATCTTGACTGTAATGGTGCAATAATTCTTTGTGCTTGATTTGCAGTCATTACAAATGAACAATTAGATGAAAACTTTTCAAAAAAGTTTCTAAGTGCATTTTGACTTAAATCTGGTAAATGGTCTGCTTCATCTAATATAAGCATTTTCCTTCTACCATCCATAGACATAGCTGAACAAAAATCAGTCATCTTTGTGCGAATAACATCTATGCTTCTTTCTTCAGAGGCATTGATCATCATCACTTCTAAATTCAATTGATGTGCAATGGCAAGAGCAGCACTTGTTTTGCCTGTGCCGCCTGATTGTGAATGGAAAAGAAAGTTTGGAAGACTTCCTTGTGCAACAAAAGATATTAGTGTGTTTTTAATATCTTCTGGTAAAATCAATTCATCTACATTTTTTGGTCTATACTTCTGTACCCACAAAAATTCATCACGAATAATCATAACAAACTCACTGATTAAATATTTTTCATATTACGTTGAGTATTTTCGATAGTAAGCTTATGTCCATTAATTTTTTTCTGTAATTTCTTTAACACATCATCATCTTTAGTTTCGCTCATAGTTTTTTGATGAATTGAAATAGTATTTTCCAATCTTGATATTGCAGATTTTCTTCTAATATTTCTAGCCACTTTACTATTTTTATACATAATTACACCATCCTTATTATATCAATTAATTATCAGAAGTCAAGATATTTTTTGACAAGTAGATACCTGCTCCAAATCCTAATCCTAGACCAATTGCAAATAAAATCATATAAGTCATGAGTCTTCCTCTGTAGATTTTTTAGTAGAAAATATTCCATCATACAAATAAAAAACATCCTCTGTTTTTGCACGTTCTTCAGATATATTTCTGTTATGAAAAGTTTTTGCCACACGATTTAACATTACTTTAGGAATTTGATATTGTTTCGATAAATCACTTAGTGCATCTTTTATAAAATCTTTTTCTGAATCAATACGTGTCATGCAATCAGAAACTTCTTTTAACACTTTTTGTATTGCCAAAATATCCGCTTCTGCAGAAGGCAGAACTACGGAAGTTAAATTATTGTTTTGCGAACTCATTACTAACTCCTTGATTTTTTGGTATATTTTATTAAAGCTTTAAACTTGTAAACATAATCTCTCGTTTCTCTTGGAAGTCTAAGCTTTTCAATATCATTCGTATTATATTTTTGTATTTGATTTCTGAGAAATGTTGGACCAACATTGTACGCAGCAATTGTCAATTCCCAATTATCAAAACGTTCTCTTAAAAATAATAGATACTTTGCTGCGGCAACAGTAGATTTTTTCCAGTTGTATCTTTCATCTGTAAAAAATCCTTCTTTCAATCCTACATGTTTAGCAGTTATGTCATTTATTTGCCACATACCCAATGCACCTTTAGGCGATTCGGCATAAGGATTAAAACAACTTTCTATAACAGGAAGATAAATTAATTCATATGGCAATCTATGTCTTTTAAAAGTAGACTTTATAAAATTAAAGTATTGTTTTTTTTCTGCTCTAGAAATACAATAAGCTATACTGTTTTTAAATCTATTGTTCTTATAAAATACATTAACTTTCTGTTCACTTATTTTCGCCGCACCTACATTTGTTGATAACAATATAAGTGTGGCAAAACTCATAATAATTTTTTTCATTTTACATAAGAATTGAAGATGTATCTGTCGATGCAATATCTATTCCTGAAGTTGATTTAATGTACATGCTTTGAACTTCTGATTTTGATTTCGCAACAGCAATAATTTGCGTAGTCGGAATCGTAATTTCTTCAGTTTCTCCAGTTCCCAACCAAGGCATTGCACCAATACCTTGTTGTGTTTGTACAAGAGTTAAAGGATTTTGAATAATTACGCTTGGACTATCCCACCAAGAATCTAAAACATTTTCTGATTTTGCAATAATTTCTTCACCTGTTGTTAATTTCAATGAGTAAACATTATAAGACATTTTTAATCCTAATCAAAAGTTACTGGTTGTTGTAGCGCAACAAAGAATTTATAATCACGATTGAGTGAAGTAAATTGAGCACCACCTTTTGCTGAAATACGAACTTCATAATCATCACCTAACATCTTTAATTTAGAAACTTCAAACACTGCAGTAAATGGATTACCAGTTGTGTTATTCTGATCAATTTTTCTACGATGTCTTTCTGATGCATTATTACTATTTACTGTAATTGTTTCCGCTACCATATAAATATCGGATTTATCACCTTCAAAAACTAAGTTTATAAATCCATTAATAGCTGCGGACTTTTTTCCATAATCCAACATTGCTTCACTTATAGTGAAAACAATATCTGGATTTTCAATTACATATTTTTTATTTCTGTCTAATTCTTCTACAAGTTTAGGATCACAAAAACGAATATCTTGACTTGTTTTATCCGATTTAATTACAAGATATTGTTCATCTGTTGGAAATTCCAACACTGTGTCACCTGTTGATGAAACTAAAGAATACACAGAGATGAAATGATTCAAATCAAAAATACAAAACTCTTTTGGAAATTCTTCATCAAACTTTGCAAAAGCAAATAAGTTGCCAGAATTAGCAACTGTGCTTTGCATTGCACCTTCATGAACATGAATAGATTCATTAATGGAAGCGAAATTGGAAAGAAAGAGCAAATCTGCTTTGGATAATTTCATAATATTTAATCCTCATTTATTTTAATTTCAATCAAAATTCCAGCAGAACCCTTTGATATTTCATAAGAATTCCACCGATTATCATTTATAAGACCATAATTTTTAAAATCAAAAACACTTACATACTCATTTTCAAAAACACAATCTAGTGTATTTGTAGCGTAATCTAATCCCAAATTACACATAAATGGAATTTTTTCGGGACAGTTTTTAAATTGTCCCAAAAGTTCAGATGCCTGAATGAATAAGATCATAACATATTTAAATCAAAAAGTAAACCTTTTTTTTATTTTAAATCAATAGTTGGAACGGTTTGTTGTCTTGCTGCCATTTGTTCCATTGCTGCAAGTGCTTGAACAGAACCTTTATATACATAAGTTCCGACATGAGACAATTGCATCCAAGGACATGCCCAAATTTTTGTTCCAGCTTTTCTTGACATTTGACAGAAAAAATAATCTTCAGACAATAATCTATTTGTTGACCCACCAGTTGTTTCCGGTCTATCAAAGTCTACATGAAAATATGCTGTAATATTTTTTGAACCATTAAAATCTTTTGAATGATTATGGTCGGGTCTATATTCGTAATTCGGATATGCCGCTCTATAGGTATCAAGTGCTGATTTTTTAATCATCATAAAACCAGTTCCAATTTCCAAAACTTCAACTGGTTTGAAAATTTCAATTTCTCCACGTTGAGCAGGATTAAAAACAAAGTCACCACCAAAATCAGCTAACTTTCCTGGTTCATCTAAAAATCCTTCAAGCTTTGCCGCTTTGTCTACTCTTGGCCAGAGAATATGTTTCTTGGGATACAAACCACCAATAATTTCATGTTCTTCATCTGATAAGTAAAGCAAATGTAATACATCTCTAGGATCAAAAACTACATCAGCATCAATGAAAATCATGTGAGAAAAATCGGAAATTTCAAAATAATGAGTGAGATAATTTCTAGCTCTTTGAATCAAACTTTCATTCATGATGAATTTACATTGAAGTTTAATTCCGAAATAAGAACAAAGAGTGTTGAGGTCGATGAGGCGGGATGCTGTTTCGGCAATCATCTGTCCACCATAACAAGGCATACAAACCATTAAACTTTTACCTTCAAAGTCTTTTGGTTCTAACTGGGTTTTCATACCAGTTTCACTATTAATATTTTCTGCTTCTGCCATTTAATATACTCCATTAAAAATTAATAAAATAGTAGAGAACACTTGCGCTACCACTGTTTCTCTACTATTTAGTGAACTTACTCAATCACGGATGAACAAAATTTTATTAACTTGTTCCCAAACATTTGCCTTTGTCCATGCGTTTTCAATTTCAATTTTAACAGCATCAATCTCTTCAGCTTGTGTTGTTCTGCTATATGATTGAGGGTAATCATTCCATCCTTCCGATGAAGCAAGATAGTCATTGAACACTTCATATACATTTTCAAAATCTGGTTTATCTTGCAGATGATATGCATCATAGTTAGTTCTGGCAACTTCTTTAGTTAATTCAGAAAAACTTACCAAGTCTTCCTTATCAATTGGTTGATGATTCGGGTCAATCACAGTATCATCAATCTTCTTATACAATGATAGGAATGAATCTTTAACTTCCTCATCAAATCTAGCAATTGCATATAGAATGGCTTTCTCCTTGTCATTCAATACGGAGTAGATGTTTAGAATATGAAACAATCTGCGAGTTGTGATTTGTTCATCAATCGCACCATCTTTGTATGATTTACGAGTTACTTCTGCCCATTGACAAAGTTTCTCAGTATATTTTTCATCATCAATGACAATGCCGTTTACTTCAATGTACTTATCCAACATCTTGATTTCTTTAGGTTTTGTTGGATAGTCATGCTCAATGCACATTACAAATCTCTCAAGAAATGCGGTATTCTGAATGTTAGTTCCGATATAACGTCCAGATTCTGAACCATTACCTTTTGTGTTGTCTGTAGCAATGATATTGAATCCTTTCTTTGGAACTACTCTTTCACCAGTTTTCTTGATGAGAAATGGCTTACCTTCTAGAATACCTTGAAGTGCCAACATACGTGCTGGATTTCCAGCAAAAATTTCATCTAGCAAAACAACTCCACCAGTTTTGGCGGCTTCAACAAGTGGGGAGTCCTCCCATACAGTTTCTCCATTGATCAAATTGTAGTGACCAAGAATATCCATCTCATCAGTTTCAACAGTAATGTTCATGCGATAGAAATTTCTTTTGTTTTTCGCACATGCCTGTTCTACCATCTTAGTCTTGCCATTACCGGAGTCTCCTGTAATCACCAGTGGCATAAAACGTTCAGATGCTACAATCGCATCAACAATTGAAAAATCTCCAAAAGGAACAAAACATGGGTCTTTTTCAGGAGTGTGTCCTTTTTTAATTTCTGGTTCTGGTTTGGGTTGTCTAAATTTCACAACTTTCTCACCGGCAGGTTTATTAACAGCAGCAACAGATTCTAGTCTATAGATTCCGTGACCAATTTTTTCTGACTTACGAAGAACTGTACCGTGTTTGATACCGAGTTCATTTGCGGCTTCAACAATTTCTTTGCGAGTGGCGGTTTCTTTACCCAAATGCTCACGAACAAGTTCAACTTCACGAATCATAACAAACTCCTTTTTTGGGGGAATAATCAAGAACACTCATACAGTATATCAGTGTTCTTTTCAAATGTCAAGCAGAAATTTTCTGTTTTTCGGAAATAACGTCCACTATTCTGGTAGCAAGAAATTTTCTCTTATTCTTTTGAGAAACATCCTTACCCAATGCACTGGTCAATTGTTTAGTAGTAA